AGGCCTCGAGCCGCCAGTTCTTCACGCCCGTTGTCGCGATCGCACCGCGGGCGACGGCAATCTCTTTCAAGGCGCCGCTGTAGAGCGCGGCGATCAGCGTCTCGACGTTCGAGTCGCCCGTGTCTTCGAACAGGTCGAACGTGATGGCCGGATCGTCTTCGCCCTGGAGGTGGCCCATGTCCATTCCACGCTCAGGAATTTCGACGTCATCGGGGTTTGACTTCACGCCGATGCCGCCGACCTTCGATATCTCCGCCCACGTCGGCGAGCCGTAACTGCCCGTGTTGAGGTACAGCTTGTAGTCGGCGCCTTTGATGAAATTCTTGGCCATGATTTCCTTTCCAACCGGCGATGCCGGTCGCTCCTTAAAGCGGGATGTTTTCGGTGAGATCGTGCAGTCTCTCGCCGCCATCGGTGAGCGCTGGTTTGGTGAACGGCCGGGCCGCGATCGCGATCGAACCCTTGCCGGCTCGGACCGCGTTCTCTTCGTCGCGAAGCCGCGACGCTCGAGCGGCCTGGGCCGCGGTGAGAATTGGCACGCTGATGAACTTGCCCGAACCGAGATAGCGAATCGGTCCGCGATCGCCGATCGAGATCACGCGTTGGCTGAGCAGCCTGGCGACCGGCACGCGGCCGCCCTGGTCGAGCACCTCGGGCGTCGTCGGCGTAAAACCGGTTCCCGATTTCATTGGGCCCGCGATGACCTCGTCCGCGTCGACGTCGACCGCGAAGGCCACGAGCTTGCGTAGCAGCGCACCCTTCTTCGAGTCCTTGTGGGCGTTCGGAGGTTGACCTGGTTGCGATGCCTTCTTGCTGTACCGCATCGAGTGCTGGATCGACGTCTTCGTATAGCCGCCGGTCTTGAACAGGATTGTCTTTTTGCGGGCGGCATGCCGGCGGAGCAGCTCGTGGGGCGCCCAGCGCACGTCGATCGCGAGGCCGGACCTGCCGCCTAGCATCTGCCGCACGTTGAGATTATTCATCGCGCCCATCGAATCACCCGAAATTAAAATACGTGGCCCGGAACATGCTCAAAAACTGATTCTTCGTCGTGAGCGCGTCGAGGTCGAACAGCCCGTTGACCGTCTCGTTGCGGTCCCAGCGGAACGTCGTCGTCGCGTCCTCGTCGCCCTCGGGCTCTTCGTGCTTGAATTCGAACTCCGTCAATCGCAGCGCGCGGCGCAGCTTTCGCACCAGCCGGACCGCTTGTTTCTTTTTGAACGTCTCGCTCAGCGGGCCATGCACGTAGACGTCGACCTGCAGCTCCTCGCGGCACATGTCGCCGCGGTCCTCGGCGTCTTCACTCTCGGCAAACGCAATACACTTGACGACCCAGTCGCCCTGCTCGGCCGCGATCTCAACCACCTCCGGGTTCTCGGCCTTGAACTTGACCGGGAGCCCGTCGAGGCCGTTGAACAATTGCACCAGGTAGTCGGCCAGGTCGTCGGCGCTGACCTCGTTCATATTTCACTCGGTGCGGTTTCGGTCGCCTCCGTGGTTTCGTCGTCGGCTGCCGCGGCTGCCAACTTCTCGTCCGCTTGGGTGCGGGCTTCTTCGGCCTGCTCTGCGGCGAGCCGTTGCTCCTCGGCGATGCGGGCTTCTTCGACCCGCTGGCTGTAAGTTTCATCGAGCGCCTCGAGCAGCTGCTCGCGCGTTCGGACGACGTGCTCGTCGTCGGGGGTCTTGCGGGCGAGGACGTACAACTTGGTCCACGCCTCGTTGATCGCCTGCCGGCACGAGAGCACGTGCAGCAACTCGTCGCGGGTGCAGGCCACGACCTGGCCCGGCTGGACATTCCGCGCGTCGCGGATCAGTTCTCGTAGGGATCGCATGTTAGTTGCTCGCTTTGGTTTCGACGGTAAAGATTCGCAGCTGCTGCTCGGACGGATCGGTGAATCGAAAAACTCGTTGCTCGTCGCCGCGAGGGAGCACCGTGTAAGTACGCTTCACGCCGGCCGCATCGATCCAATCGATTTGGTCGTTACGCTGCGGGACCCACGGCACCCCGGCCTTCACCAGGTCGTTCTGCCAATAGATCCAATCCTTGTCGCGGCTCGTGATGGCCGCCGTGTTCTCACCGTAGTCGGTGTGCCGAACTCGAGTCGGCACACCGACGACGTTTTCAATTGCTTCGGTTTCGCGACGATACGTGGTGTCCTCGCCGGCGATCTCTTTCAAGCCGTCGTTTTGGACCTCCACGCTCAAATCGCGAAGACTCATTTACCAACTGGCGGATTAGGCCAGGATCTCTTCGGTCGCGGTGATCGCGTCCGTGGTGATGATCGGAATTCCGAACGAGTCTTCCGGGAACGGCGCCGGTTGGCCGGTCGTCGTCGTCGCCGTTCGCGAATCCTGGAGCTGCTGCCGACTGCGGCGGCCCATCAGGATGTGCGTCGGTGCGTGGCCGACCGGGAATTTGGCGATCCCCTGCGAGATCAAATCGTCCGTCAGCGGTACGGCGACGCTGCAGTTGGCGATACGACCGATGTCGTAGGCGCTGCCGACCTGGAGGCCCAACCAGCAAGCGGCCGGCGTATAGTAGGCCGGGAACTGCTTGTTGTCGGTGCCCGGGTTCACGATCCGCTGCACGACAGTCGTCTCGCCGATCGACATTGCCATCAGGCCACCCGTGTCGCCCTTGTAGACGCCGCTGACGCCGTCTTCAGCGAGCCGCACCAGCCACACGCTCGAGTTCAAGTCGGCCGTGCCGGCGCCCGCGGTGACCACCATCGCGTCCGCCAGGGCGTCGACGGTCGCAGCGTCGCGGAAGCCCGCGAAGCCGGACGCGCTGCCGCTCGCCGCGGCGGAGTCCGAGGCGCCGACGATGCCGTTGATGATCTGCTTCTCGAACGCAAAGAGGGCAGCTCGCAAAAATCGCTTGCCTTCGCGGGCGATATACGCTTCGCGTCCCCCGCGACGCCAGGCGTCGGCGACGAGCACGTCCACCATCCACGACCAGTCGAGACCTTTGAGGCTCACGCTGACCGCGGTGTCGTCGGACGAGTCGAGATCGAGGCCGGCGTTCGGTGCGCGGAATCCGACCACCGGTGCACCCGTTTCCTTCACGTAGCGATGCGTCGTGCCGTCGCTCGATTCCTGCATTGGCAGCGCCGCGATCAGCGGAGATTCGCGGAGCAAGTCCGAGACTTCGATTTCCGAAATGTTCAGCGCGTCGCCGAGTAAGTCGGCTATGGCATGCATGTCGTCAGCCATGGTTTATCATCCTTGAACGGTTTAATTGTTGGTGATTCGTGAGGCGACCTGATCCGCTGAGCCTGAATCACAAACCGACCGTTACTACTTGGGCGCGGCGGGAGCCTGGCCCGGGAACCGAATTTTCGAGACGAAGCCTGATCGCTTTTTCTTGTCGGCCTCGTCGAAGCTGACCGGCTCCTGCTCGCCTTGGGCGAGGTTGAGGTTCTTCTTCAACTTCGCGTTTTCCTCCGTGAGCGTTTTCACGCTCGCGGTGAGCTCGGAGAGCTGCTTGGCCCGGGCCTCTTCGTACGTGAGGCCTTCGGCGAACCAGACGGCGCCTTTGTCGCCGAACGATTCACGGAACCGCTTGGCTTCGGCGCGAACTTGCGCCAGCGCGGCGGCTTGCGGTTCGGGCGTCGCCGTCGATTCGGCCGGCTTCTCTTCCGCGGCCTTCTCCGCCGGCTTTTCTTCCGACTTGGTTTCGGCAGCGGCCTTTTGCTCGGCCGGCTTCTCTTCGGTCTTCTGTTCCTCGACGGCAGCGCCGCTCGATAGTTTGGTTCCCTTTGTCATCTGGGGATCCTCGATAGGGGTTAAAGAAAATGTTTGCTCGCCGCCGGCTCGCCGGCTGAACTCGGCCGAGGTATTTCCGTCGGCGCCGTACGGACAAACCGCAACGCCGCGCAGCGGCCAGGTGCGGATCACGATTCCGGGGCCCTCGAACTTAAAGCCGTTGACCTCGGTGAATTGGTCCTCGTCGATGAACTCGTAGCTGATGCCGTCGCCGGCGAAATTGATCGACGACTCGAATGGCACGCCG